GGTGCATCCTCCATGAACATATCCGAACCGTCGTCAATAGCTTCGGGAGAATTGGTGTATTCTTCCATTTTCTTTCCTCTCTGCGCTATGGTTGGCGCATAAAATTACACGCCTTGAGGCGTGTTGGGTAACATAGGTTGTGCCGCCATCTGTGCGGCTTGCTGTGTCTTAATTTGTTCTATCAGCTTGTTTTTGTTCTTGATGTAGTGGTCTGGAATCGCTTCCAGATAACTCACGGCATCCGTGATGATCTGCTTGCTATACAACGCGTCAAGCGTCTGTACTTGCGTCAGTTCGCTCCAGAACGTGGACGCGCCCGCATCGATATTCAACTCGTAGTTCACATCGCCCAACTGCGAGAAGTCAACGGGCATTGTCATGATCGGCATCCCGTACCCCGCAGGCGCGAGGCTTTGCATCAGTTCTTCGTCAACGTTGACTACCCGTATGCCGTAATCCACGCTCATGATTTCAATCATGACGCGCACATAATCCTCTACGAATTGATAGAACGCCCGCTTTTGCAGTTCCAGCGGCACGGCGGCGGCTTGCTGAACCGCGATAATTGCCGATGTATTGTCAGGTTTTACGTTACCCAACGCGGCATCAGACGCGCCCATTAAATCTTTGGTCATGGAAATGGTGGAATCAATGATCTGCATGACCTGCGCGGACACGTCCCCGCCCCTCAACGGTTGCGCTATGGCATCGTTGACCATGCCGTTCACGCCGATAGCTTCACCGACTTTATTCGTCCACTTGGCTATCCTCGTGCTGTCATATACGATCTTCGGGAACGCGTTCAGCTCAACGCTCCGTATCGTCATTGCGAACAACCTGTTAATACTTATCTGGTTCGGTACAAGCCCCGTAATGACCGCTTGCCCGTGATAGCACGACTTGACCTTTTCCCACGGCATCCACGCGAGAGGGTACAGCTTATAGCCTGTGTCCTTGGCTTCCTGCACAATGACCTTTTCGGTGGACTTCTGCGCCCATACCGTGCCGTTCTCTTTCCACAGCTTGACCAGCACGGTGCAGAGTTTTGAATCGCCCTGCTCCATTTGGTTGGTATCTTCGTCAGGGGTGATGGTGTCCCATCCTTCTGTGCCGTTATCCTTGGCTTCTTTCTTCGCTTCCTGCACCGTCCGTCTTTGAGCGATGATGATATGCGGCTGCCGTTGAACGTCCGTGATGTACGGGTTGCCGAACAGAACATTGATATTCTCGATGATTTCCGCTTTGATGTCGCCTTTAGCGTCCTGTCCCGTTTCAACATCAGGGTCGAACCACAGATACACACAGCAGTCACCGTCAACGGCCGAATTGCGTATCAGATCGCGGTGCATGGTCTTTACCTTGCTTTGCTCGATCACCCTTTCAACCTGCTTTGACAGCAGCTTCGCCATCGCGTCCGTATATGGTGCGGAGTTGTGCGCAGTAAAAGATACCGCAACATCGTCAGAAACGATCATGGCGGTTTTATATGCCACAGTGGGCTTCATAATGTTTAGTACAGGCTTAGGAAGATCCGGCGCGTTCACGCCCTCCCATTGTTTACCCAGATACATGTTCTCGTTGACCTTGACCGTTTCGTACAGGTCTATCGAGGTGTTATAGTCAACGCCACTTTGGTATTCGCTCCACACTTCGGAGGGTTGTTTTCCGTTCATCCTTGCGCCCTCCCGTTATAGTTCATCCAGTTCGCGTACTGCGTCTGGAATCGTTTAATTGCTTCCTGCTCTTCGTCGGTCAGCGCGTGTTCTTTCACTTCAACCTCGACCACCTGCGGCGGTTTCAGCTTCCACGCAATAAAAAAGCCGCCCATGAAAAGAGCGGCTCCCGTTAGCATGTAAAAGATCGTCATATCGTCACCCCTGTTCGGATGTCGTCCCACCGTTTCGGGTCGGGATTTTCCGTGAATGTCGCGGAGTTGTAGCAGTTTTCGTTCCCCGGCTGCAATGCGCTCTCCCCTATCGCCAAGTGCGCGGCAATGTTCGGGTTGGTTGTCAACAAATGTATGTCGCCTCTGTGCCGTATTACGAACCGCTGAACGATTGTTTCATCCGTGTTCAGCCCCCACTTTTTAACATCGTCAGCGTCGCCCTGTCGTGCCTCCCACGGCTCAAATATTTCTTTGATATACTCAACGGGTATCATCATGGCAACGCCCATCGGGAAATGGCTGCACATGATCTGATAAGGCGCGTCGTCCATGTCGCCCTGTGATACGAACGACCATATATACCGCGGGAACGCTTTCGCGCACTTCTCGGCGATCTTGCGGAATCCCTCGCAAACCCCAGCATCATCAGCAAGTACGATGCGATGCGTCAGCCCCTTCGGCATCGGCGCAAGCCACGCGCTCTTGCAGTTGATGATGTACCGCTCATACGGCGTTGGAAGGTCTGACGTGTCCCAATGGATTTCAGCGTTTAGCTGTTTAGCCAGCTTCTCGGCGTTCTCACGGCGCTTCTCGCAGGCGTATATGTGTATATCGATCATCTTACCTCCCATAGTCTATGAACGTGTCAATCTGATCGTCAATGTCGGGTCTGTCATCGTCTTTCGGCGTGAGTATCACGGCAGGACGCGGGCGACCAGAACAAAATGCCCTCAACGCATCAACTATATGTGTAAGTTCATGCGGTTCGTTTGCATATTCATTCGGCTTCTTGTCATCGCGCTGTATTTTCGTGAGGCATCGCGTCAAATTCGGTGCTGCACCGTCATATATCTGCAACATCGCGCCGCGTTTCGCCTCGCCTGTCTGTTCATTCACGATGTCAACAGGCTTTAGATACTCCTTGATCTCTAAGCACCCTTGACCGCGCTCGTTGGAAGTCTTGACAATCGGCACACCTTGCGTCGCCCACATCTCGGCGGTGCTTTTGCCTGTGTCTCTGTTCCTGTTCCACAGATCGGGTGGTGCATACCACACATCAATCACATCGCCCGCGTTATGCTCCCTCAACGCCGCTGCTGCTTCTGAAACGATTAGTCCGTTCCTGTATAGTTCCTTGTACACATAAGTGCGTCCGACGCTGTCAACCTCAAACCACAAGGCTGCAAGCATATCAAGACCGTAATCAATCGCTACATACTTCGCGCTGTGTGCCAGCTGCGCAAACGGAATCACATGCGTGTGCTGTTTGAACTCCGGGAAGAACGCGCCGCCCGGTATGGTCAACGCCTCGTCCACCGTTGCGGGGTATTCCTGCATGACCAGTGCGCCTAAGTCCGCCTTTGTGCGCTCATACCAAGCTGCATCTCTGCGCGGGTCTGCGTACCACGGCATGAAGATCTTATTGAAGTTGTTGCTCTCTGTGTACAGTTCCTCAAACAATGTGCCGCGCTCAATGGTGGATAACCCGATCACCTTGCCCCCTGTGGGTCGGTTGATGGTCGGATAGGTCGATAGCCATATCTCACGCGCATTCGTTTGAAACGCCCACTCATCGAGTATCAGCATATTCGCGGTGAATGACCGTCCTGCGCCGCCCGCAGAAGGGAACGCCTTGAATGTGCTGATCTGTCCGTCTGCAAACGTCAGCGTCAACGATAACGAGTGATGATCGTATGTGATTCCCGTGTGTCCGTCCTGCCCCACAAGCGCGGGCATATACTGATAAATCACGGCAAGCCGTCGCGCCAGTTCTTTAGCTTCGTCCTCCGTCCTCGACAACGCGATAACCAGACTGCCCCTTAATGTAAGCAGCATGTGCGCGGTGTAGGCAAGCGCAAGCCACGTCACGCCGAGCTGTCTTGCCTTGAGGATGATGTTAAGCCGCTCATTGTGTATAGACAGCAACGCGCTGCGCTGTGCGTCCCACAGGGTAAACGGCACAATGATTTCCGGCGCGTCCTTGTCCTCTAAATGACAATAGGTTTCAACAAAGTAATCAGGGTGTGTTTTGCAATACTCAATCTCTTTGGCGCGGATATCCTCAATCGCGCTCAAGGCGTTTGTGTACTTTCTCAATCAAACTCACATCCGATTCTGTTATTGTCGCTTTCATTTCAACCTTATCCGTGAACATCGCAAGATGT